CCTGCATTCTTAAATAGCGCTCATCAATCTTAGACTGAGTATCCTCATCTGTAAGAGTCAATTCATTGAATTTAAGGGTTAGGGCATCAGTCATTTCAGAGATCATTTTATTCAATTTCTTCTCAAGAATATCCTGAGCTGGACGACAGACTTGCTCTCTAAATGTCTTATCTGCATCACGGGCTGCCGCTAAATTAATTCCTTCTGGCGTTCCAATTTTATTAATTGGGACACGGTGAGAAAGAAGAATTTCATCACGATTAGATCTACGATATGTATTAAATGATGAATCCTGGACTCCAGCCTCAACTGGCTCCATTTTAAATTCAACTTTATTATCTGGGGTATCAGCAGGAAGTGGAACATACAGGGATCTATGGTTTTTGCCCTTTAGCCCAACCTGGAAAAATTCAAGTAACTTACGTTCTGATTCAGGTGATAATTTAGCACCCTTAACTGTAATAATATATCTTGGGACCGCCTTATTTTCAAAGTAGTCTAGGTTATATTTTCCAGCAAATTCATTACCAGCCATTGCGTTTTGTGCCGCAACAATATCTGGAATTCCATAATAGTTATTCATTGGAGTATACTTCTTAAAATGAATAATTTCGTTTGGACGATCTTCTCCGCCTGAAATAGGGTTAGGAGTTTCTTGATCTCCAAAGTTACGGAAGAAGACAGCCTTACCGTAAAGCAATTGAATAAAGCCATCACGCAGTCTACGAACTCTCATTGTCTTTGCTGGGATGTGCCCAATGTAACCAATCTTGCCAGCAGATGTTCTGCCAACTTCAAGGTATCCATTTCCAGTTGCCTCTACATCAGTGTAGAATTTAATTAATGTTTCTTTAAATGTTTCTTCTTCATTACAATCTTCAAGCCAGTCATGTAAATCTTGACGCAATCTATTTAGCTTTTTACGTGCTCTTTCTAATTGAGCGTCGCTATTAATAGCATCGATTGCCTCATTTGTTTTACGTGTTTCAACAAAGTCAAATCCTAAACCTACAATATTTGAAACCTTAGCATTAATCGCTGCATAGTTATACGGGGAGATTTCATAAATACGTGAAAGGTATTCTAAATTATATGTTGGTTGAACAAGGTCGAACATGGCATAGCCAGTAATGGCTTGCTGTAATAAATTCTGTTGTGTCTGTGCGCCGTCAATACCTACAAAACGCTTTTGAAGTTCTCTTGATACTTTACGGCGGAAAGAAGTTCCCATTCCATAAATCTTAAGGATGTCATCATTTTCTACATTAAACTCATCTACTGATTTAGTTACAGGAACATTTGGAATCCAAAGGTCTGATGAATTACTTACTCTAATATCTGATTCTACGTCGTGATCTTCTACATGTTCCATTATCTTGCTCCCTTTTTAACGTTACAAATTCCATGTGTTGGTCTTACATTTTCTAAAGTATCTGCTCCGCCCCTAGCAATTGGAACAAGGTGGTCTATGTGTAAAGAAAGTTCCCAACCTAGTTTTCCTGGAGACCTATTAGATTTTAAGTCTATCTCTTTTTTGCAAACATTGCAGTTGTATCCGTATAAACTTAGGACTTGAGCCTCAGTATACTTTTCACTGTATGCAGCTCTTCTTTTTGCTTCCGACCTACGGTTTGATTCAGGATTTTCTTTTTTCCATTTTCTTGAAGACAGCTTTTGCCTTTCACGATATTCAGTTTTTGTATTTTTTCTATAAAAATTTCTTAAGGTATTCCATTGTCTACAATTATCACACTTACAATTAAATTTTCTATTTGCAGAACTAGATTTATATTTAGGGTCTTCTAAACATTTTAAAGACTTCAAAGTTTCTGGAATATTATCTAATTGGATTTTGTCCATTTTTCAATGCCCTAACTTGATCTTTATATTCGCCTATATCTAGTGGGTCTGGAGTTAATCCAAATTTAAGTCTCTGATGTTGATACTCAAACTCTTCATCATCAATTTTTCTACGACCTGATAAAAATTTTGGTTTTCCAGAGTCTATCCCATATGATTGAACAGCGTTTGCTAAAAGATTGATACGCTCTTTATTACCCTTCATTGAAGTTATTGATAAAAAATTGCCATCATCATCTCCGACCCAGCGGCCATCTTCCATCTCCCAAACATATGTGCCAAGGGATATACCCTCGTCAATAACTTGGCTATTAATTTTACTTAGATCCATTACCATAGAGCTTTATTTTACCACTCCCAATAGCCTAAGTCCAGCTTTTTGTCACAAAGATTGACAAAATTATATACTTTTAATGACCGTCCAGTCATTATCATATATGGAAACGCCATCTTCTGTCATTGAAAATGACGAATCATCTGAAACTAACGATGCCTTTTCAATATATAGGTTATAGTGATCTAAGGCATTTGCTGAGTTAAACTGACCAGGATAAATAGTTATGTTTTGGTATAAGGCTGAAGGGCTTCCAGATGAGGTATAGTTGAATGTAATATCTCCACTAATTCCAGATGTGTAGACTATTACAACATGATGTAATTCTCCTACCTCAAATAGACCAGATACGTTAGTCTGAGATGTCTTGCTTACCCCGTTTACATATATTGCTGAAATGTTTGTTTTGCTAATTACCCCGCTTGAGTTCCAAGAAAACTCTGACGCCGCTCCAGCCCCAGAAGCGCTTGAGGCTAATCTGCCCACAGTTAAAGCGACGGGAGTATAGAAAAACTCTAGGGTTTTAATTAAACTATTAGTGTTTACTTTGAATCCCGAATTAGTAGCAACTCTAAGACCATTTCTATGATCTCTAGATAAGATAGGGTAATTATTGTTATTCATAGAAATATCATATACTGAGACACCTGAAGTTCCTTCGAGTGTGGACATATAGCTACCAGAGGTAGATGAATAAAATCTAAGGTCATTATAAAATGTTAATAATAAATTAGATAGTTTTGGAAGATACTTGCTAGCATCAGATGAAGTAAATGTTATCCTTAAATAAAGATTTCTATCTGTGCTAAAACTAGATATACTATACCCTGGAATTACTCCGCCATTTGTGCAAGTTGTATAGGTTGTTCCATCTAGACTAGTTTGTATAGATACCCCGTTATCGCCGTCCCACTCTATCTTAGACGAGTCTAGAATGAATCCTAGGGGTATTGTGAGGAAGTCATCAAGAACTACCGTCTTAGAGCCTGTAGAGACCGCTAACTCAATTGAGTCATCGTTCTTATTATAATAAAGATCATCAGATAAAAAATATGACCATGGCTTGTTTGCTGGGTAAGCGTATGAATATTGCTTGCTCAAAGTATTATCATAAAACTCAAATAGTTCGCCTTGCTCTGGATATGAAATTTGAATTGCTGGAAGAGGCTGGATTTCATTATAATGGCTTTTAATTTTTTCAGGACTTAAAGCATATCTATAAACAGCTGGAGCATCAATTAAAAATGAATCTGATGAATTTAAGGTTGGCCCAACATTTAATTGAAATGTTGAGTTTGTAAATCTAAATAAAGATAAATCTTTTGAAACAACTAATTCTCCATCTACATATAAAGACATAGATGACACTGAATATACAGCTACGAGATGTAGAGACTTTCTTGTATATGGGACAGTATAGTCAATTCTTTGTGTATTTAATTTAAATACGATATTTCCTTTATCCCAAAAGATTCCAATGCCCTGTGTTGAATCCGCCAATAATGGAGTTAGATTATTTGTTGAGAATCTAGGATGAATCCATGCCTCTAGTGTAAAATCATTATCTGAGGTATCACTATCTGCTAAGCCGCCGCTTGCTGTTGAACCATAATAGTCTTTTGAAACTGGAAGAACTAAATATTGAGTTGTTGTAATCTTTGATGAAGATGTTCCGCCAGGGATTAAAGGTATTAAATTTGTAGTTAAAGATCCAGTATACGTTCCATTATTACCGCACCCAGAAATATCTGAGGCAGTGTTTCCAGAAGTTTCATCCAGAGGCCAGAAGCCAATTGGATGATCCTGAATTACCTTTAACTGATACGACATTCTTTTATTATACCCTACCCCATTGTATATAGTTCCATCCACGCTCATGTGCGTAGTAAATAAACACTTTAACTACAGTTTCCCAAAATGCAATGGTCACAGAAAGAGAAGCATTTTGTGTTATTACATAGGCAACGGCAACTGATGATAGTGTGCCCCAAATTCTATAGCTAAGGGCTTTTACAAATGACCTAGATCTCGTTACCTTCATCGTGCCCTCCCCATTTTTTATCAATATAATAAACTGCAATTACAGAAATAACTAAAGAAAAAATAATTCCAATTATCTGCTCTAACATTTATATACCCATCTCTTTGCGTTTTTGTGTAGCAGAAATAGCATGAATCTCTGCCCCTAAATCTACTTGCTCAATCTTATATCCGACATCTCTGCCATATACAATGTTAGTAATGTTAGGCAATCTTAATACTAATGCGCCATCCATAAATTCGTCCTTGGCTATATATTCTTTTACCTGATCGAACTTAAGAGGATCTTTCTCACTTGTGTTATATGTATTACGGACTCCAAGAAGAACTTGATCAGTTCTCTTTCCCGCCTCTTTATATAATGCGTGATGTCCTTCATGCCATGGTTGATATCTTCCAAGCATTAATGTTGTTGGGGCAGACCAATCATGAAGATCAAACTCTTCAATAATAACAGACGCCTTATCATTTGGATCTAAGTTATGATTTAAGAAAGACCAATCATATTCTGTTGGCGCCTCAAACATCTTATTTGTATCCTCAAATCTTCCTTCTGCCAATGTGTCCATAAAGATTAAAACATCTGGTTTGCCAAATGCTGCACGAGTTAGGCTTGTAGGACAAATAAAATCTACAATTACTGTATGTCCTTGTCCATCTAGCATTCGTGCCATTTCACCTAAACGACGAGCATGCTCAATTCTATCTTCAATAGTAAATCCTAGATCAGAGTTAATTGTTGCACGAACATAATCTGCATTTAAATGAATTGCATTTATGCGTTCTTTAAGGGCGGTAGCCAAAGCTGTCTTCCCGCTTCCAGGTAGACCTATAATTTGTATAATCATTATGCCTCTTTATAAACTAATAACTTGCTATAAAGGTCATTTGCCTTAGCGAGTAAGTCAGCAAATCTTTCTTGCTGTAAAATTATTTTGGCCGAATCAAGATCATCTTGATTATTTATTGGAACATTATAAGTTTCATTAATTTGAGCTGCTTCATTAAGGCTATTAAATACTGTTTCTCTATCGAAAGGTTGCGGCTCTAAGTTAAGCATATTACTTAATACAGAAATAACTTTTTCTGGGTTTTGCGTTGCTGTTTCAAATGTAAAAATTGTAACATTATTTTTGTTATCTAAAGTAGACTGCAACATATCAATTTGTTTTTGAATTAAATTATTAACTTCTCTATTATTTGCAACATTTGTTTTAAACATAACAATTTGTGATGCGAGTGAATCTATCGGATTACGAACTGTAGTTACAATTGCATCAAATTTATGAGTTACTACAGTAAACGAAAGTGGCGAATGCGGAATTGGATAACCCCATCTTTTTAATATA